AATGGCACAATTCGTGGTTCCCCCTGAACCACCTTCCCTTCCACGTATTGGGAATTCTCTCCAATAGACTCGTAAACATCATAGGGAACCTCGGTCAGTTTTGCTGACTCGTACTGCTCAGCTTCTATCGCAGTGCAAGCCACAAACATTGCAATGACATATGAGTTTTTATCTGTTTCAACAAAAAATCGAGTGCTAAAGGATTTTTTCTTTATATCATCATATTCATCTGCCATAGCCATCACCAAATTGCAAAAACGTTAACATTTAGAGCTGGGCCATTGTTGAAAATACTGCAATTACTTGGGCCCGCTCCATTTAGCCAGCACTTAAATTCACCGTTAAAGGATGTTATGTAAACTCCGGGTGTACTTGGAAATGAGGCTGGAAATGTCCATATGGTAACTCCGTTAGCACTCAAATTAAGGTTATGCCTACACCACATTCCACCGCCTGGAAGCTTCGTCCATGCCCCATTACCATTTACTCCGGACTGGAACTCATCCCTGCTAGTCTTGTTATTTAAAAAATCCTTCAGGTATCCGCCCCACGCTGTTCCCCATATATTCCCGTCGGGATGCATTTTTGAACCGTTTCCGCCACCAGCCCCAACTGTGCCGCTGGCATTAAATGTTCCATCATTCCGAAATTCATACCATCCATCGTTTCCAGCACTGCGCGTGTGGACTCGTAGAGCCGCATATTGCCCGATAACCTCATCAAACAATACGTCTGCATATTGGTCTCCCGCCCCCTGAAGATGGATCCCGCTCGTTTGCCGGTGGTTCGCACTACCATCGTTAAATTCAACATATTTGCGCTTATTGATGAAGTCGACACCATCTACGTTAAGATTGCCGCTTAGCGTTCCGCCAGTCAGCGGCAGCGCCCCTACATCCTGCGCAGTCGGCTTAAATGCCGTGGTGTAAACACGATTCCACGCCACCCCCGCCGATGGGGCGAACGATCGACCAACGTGAAACTCACCGTTATTGCCGGCCGCAAGATAAGTTGCAGATGGCTCGCCTGAGCACGGCAGACAAATTACACCATATGTGCTGCTGCCTGGCGCTCCGGCGCTAGCGTTGCTCAAACGGTAAATCTGCGCAATGTTGCTGAACGCATCGGCTTTATGTTGAGGGCCGATCCCTAAACCGAAGGCGCCAACGCCCATCACGTTTCCATCTGCGACGCCAACGTCTTTTGTTGCTGCAGTACCGAGCTCAAGGTTTTTCCGCCCTTCCGCTTTATTTTGCAAATCCGCCAGGTTCTGCGACTTTTGAAGAAACAGCCCATTCGGATCCGCCAACAGATTTTTCCAACCTGCAGCACTGGTGCCATCCGGATCTGTGGTGTTTGAATCAACCGTATTCCACCAGATTTTCGAACCATCAGAACTCAACACCATCGCGCCACGGGGATAACCGCCTATCGACGAGGCAAATGCCGAATCAAAGGTGTAATGACCACCGGCTTGAGAAAAGCGGATAGCCACGGTGATATCGTTCAGCACCCCGTTAAAATCCTTCCCGTGCGGCGGGATGCCGCCGGCCGCGATCGCCGTCATAGTCAGCGGAGGAAAACCAGAGTCATAGGCTGCGTTGCCCTTCTCCTTGGTTTCCTGCGTGGCATTATTGGGGATCGTGTTTTTGTCAGCCGTGCCGCTGGCGAACGGAACTGCAATCTGACGCGGTTTATCTGTCAGTTTCATTTTATGCCTTCTGAATTATTGAAACGTTAATACCTGGCGGTGCCGGCAGCGCGCCGGATGACTGGACGATAGCCAGCTCTGCGGTCGACAGTTCAAACTCGAACACATAGCTCATCTTCATTCCGCCATCGTTCTGGATATAGGCGCGCCCCCGATCCCCGAACATGTAACGCAACATCCGATTGATATTCGGTATTGAGCAATCGGTGATATTGCTCATGGCTTTCATCATGATCAGACGGCGGTAAATCGGGTCCGCAAGTTCAATGGTCTGCGTTGAGCTCTCACCGCTATAGAACGGCGCCTGGTCAAATGGCCGGGGATCTGTCCGCGTTGGCGTATCCAGCCGCGCCTCACTAAACCCCAAATAATTAAAGTCGTCGTCGACCGTTAGCCGCCGGCTTACGTCCACAATTTTTCCCCACACATCGAGGCCATAGGTCTCTGCGGTTTCGATGTTCCAGATCAGATCGTAAAAATCATCGACGAACTTGTCAGGGGAAACGGCTTCGTTGAAGCTGCCGATCAGGGCGTTAAGGCGGGGGCTGGCGGCGTACTGTGCGAGCACAGTGGCGGCCACATTCTGCAATTTAGACCTCCTGCAGCTCTACGCTGATATTGTTCGGATCCAGCGTCGGAATTTCGTCGATTCCAAACTGGAGGGATGAGGAAAAGGCGTTACCATCCCTGCTCAGCGCCAGGCTGAGAATATCGATGTTTGAAGGGTCAATGCTGTAAATGCCCGCATAGAATCGCCCGGCGGCCAGCGCAGCCGCTGCACGCGCACGATTGCCCCCATCAGCGCCATTGAATGCCGCGATCACTTTACTCTTTACCTGATCAGTAATGTCCGATGGCAAATATTCGCTTTTTCTCAGGATAACCCTCACTGACACGCTCACCGGCTTCAACCCTTGCCAGGTGATCACATACTCCGGGTATGGCGGCTCATAGCCGTCGGTATCTGCAATCGTGTATGAAGAATCACCGTTCATGTCGACACCGGGCGGCGCCTTGCGCCAGATAGCATCCGCGATATCCTCAGCCTTTCCGCCATATACGCCAACGTAGAACGAGTTTTTCTTCAATGTATATTTGGATGAGCCGACTTGTCTGTCTACCTGGGTCGGGTTATGCGTAACGTATACATCCACTACGTTGGGAACTTTTGCGAGGATCTCGCCGCGGATCGCGTTCAATGTATTCCGGGCATTGTTGGCAACGGAATTGCGTCGGCGGTGCTCAAAGTCGGCTCTGCTCTCCTCATTGTTGCCCGGCACCCCGGCGGCGCGGTTCGTCACACCAGACCAGCCAGGGATCGCTTTGTAGACCTTGCTGAGCGCACCAATGGGGCAACCGATCGGGCCTGTCGTGAGGTTCTGGAAAACCACATCAACGCTACCGGCGGCGCCGATCGTGGCGTCGGACAGGCTGGCGTAGAGATACCCTGCTTCATCCTGTGCCAGGCTTCCAGCAGGGATCAGCGTATCCACCAGCCCTGAGCACGTCCCGGTTACTGTCGTGCCGGTGGCACCGATGCGGTCGAGGAAATGAACCCGGCCAATCGCATCCTGAAACCTGCCGCTGCTGTAGTCCGCGTTCACCTGGTTCGCGATCGCCAGCAACTGATCGTTCTTATCGGCGATGATGGCCGAATCGCTCATCGCCAGTTGTCCCTGTGGGCTCGTAAGGCTGGTCCCCATCGAGCTCCCCAGCGCGGTGGAGAAATCGGTTAGCCGGCCGTTTAGTATGTCCACCTCATCCGGCACCAGCAGCCCCGTTTTTGAAAACGTAACCGCCGGTACCGCAGTTGTGTAATTGGTGTTTTCATCCGTCATAACAGCACCGTGTAATCGTTGAAATTGGTATCGGTGATCGTCATTACGCCACCAATGCGGCGATCGCCATCTGAGACTGCCGTACACAGCGCGCAGGAGACCGTCGGCAGTTTCATCGCCTCCTGCTGCATTTTGGTGTTAATCAGCTGCGTGCCGGGCCAATGGCCGAGGATCCGCGGGTAATAAGGAATCCCGAGCGTGTTGTCATACCAACACTCGCCAAGGAAAGTGCTGCAGGCGCACGCCACATCCTGCGCCACCGCATAAGGGTTGTCCGTGACCGCCAGGTTGCCTTTGTCGTCCAGCATCAGATCCCAGGTATTCGTATCGAGAAGAAGTGAGCGAGTTTGCATCATGCCCCCTGTTGCGGTTTATTCGTCTGCGCGCTGCCTGATTGCACGCCACCATGCACGTGGTCACCAAACTCGATGCCACCAATCGTGGCGCCGCCGGACAAGTCCGCTTTGCCCTTGGCTGTAAACTTCTG